CGGCCGGCCGGTACAGGAGTGACAACCTGCGGCGCCAAAACGTTCCATCCGGCGTGTGCTCCCGATAACCGCCGCTCAATAAGAGCGTCCAAAAATTCCAGGGGTGATCGTGGAAGTGCCGGTCGTTGTCGCTGCGCAAGAACCGGTGAAGATAGAGTGAGAACCAAGGCGTTCGTATCAGCATGTAGCGAATCATCAGCGGGCCCAATTCCGGCTTGCACGGATCGGCGATCACTTTGAATCGCAACATCGTCATGAGTCGAACCCCAGCAACGCCAGCTCCACGCGCGGCTCACGATGCTCGCAATCGCCGCGCTCGCCGCACACGAAGCACCGCCGCCTGTAAGCCTTCTCGAGCAACGCGACGGTGCGCGGCTTGATCGGTAGCACGTTGCGCCTGGCCGCTTGCGGACGCGCCGGAGGCGCGACGATCAAGCCCCGGTCCCGCATCGCGTCCACTGACTGCCGGAGTTCCATCCTCAATTTCGATGTCTCCGCATGTTCGGCCGCGCCGTTTTCAGTTCGCGTACAACGTCGGCGATCGGCAGCGGGGCAATGTCATCCAAGCTATGGACGCCGGCCATGCCGCACGGTATACAGGCTAACTCTATGCTCGGATCGCGGGCGAGCGCCGCTTGCCCGCTCGGCGCGATCATAAGCCGCACGCCGCACTTACTGCAGACCCGATCGAAGGTTGAGCCGGCCACCGTCAGTTCGAAATCGGCGAACTGGCAAATCAGGACCATAGCCCCGCCAATTCCGGATGCGCCGTCAGAAACGGGTCTTCATCCGGCCGGATTACGCCGGCCGCGAGCAATCGCCCGCTAATTTCGGCGACAGTTTCCAGATACCCAACCTCGGTAAGCTCATCCGAACGCCCGAACCAACGCCGGCCGTAACTGTCGTCGCCTAAGTGCCGCAAGGCATATCCACAGTACCAACCATGCCGGAACAACATTTCCGAGCGGCTCATAGTGAAAGCACCCGGCCGACGCGCGCCGGCTTAAGCATGAGGTACGACGCGCCCCACACGAGCGCGTCAACGCGGTTCGGCGATCGCTTAATCTGCCCGGGCACGAAATTTACCATTTCGTCCTCAAGGGCGGCGAACTGGCCGACGTGATGAATCTTGCCTTGCTCGTACAACGCCGCGACGGGCTCGGCGCGCGCCACCTTACCGCGGCTCGCGTGCACCTTCTCGTACGGGATATTGCGCCGTTCGGTCCGAATCGTGAGCTCCACGAGGTCGCCGCCGTTGTTGGCCTCGCCGATTACGCGGTCCGCCTCCCACCGATCGAAGACCATCACCGATCGCGCCGCCCATTGCGCCGGTGGAAGGTGGCAAGTGTCGTCGGCCAGTACGTAGCCGTCGCCGTCGGCGCCGACGCCGAACGCCGAAATCCCGGTATCGTCCGACCCTTCGCCGCTCGTTGTCGCCGGATCAATCGCAATGACGATTCGCACCAGGTCAGGCGCCGAGCGGACGCGCGCCTTCTCGATCGTCTCGCGCGTCCACAACGCGCCCTCGGACTCCTCGAGGAGCTCGCCCTCAAGTTCTTGCCGGCCGATGCGCGTATTGCCGTAAACGCGCCGGAATTCGGCCAATTGCGCGGCCGGCAGATTCGCGGCGTTGTCGAACGTGGAGCCGCGGGTTACGATCGTGCCGGCGTCGGCCAGCAATTCTTTCAAGAACTTCATCGGCCGCGGCGTCGTCGTCGCCAACACCCGCGGATCGCGCCCGAGCCGAAGACCGAACTGCAGGTTGCTCCAAAGGTCTTTGATCTTCGGATACGTGGCGATTTCATCGCACCAGGCCCAATGATGTTGCGGTCCGCGGAGCCGCTCGGGCTCCTCGGCTGAATAGAGAAACGCCCGCGAGCCGTTACGGAACGTAACACGGCGCTTGGATGGCTCGTAAACCGGCCGCTGGTGAGGCGGAAAAACGTTTAACAAGCCGCTTTCGCCCTCCACCATCACTTCCCTGCAGTCGCCGGCCGTCGGCCCCACCAGCGCAATCCGTTGCCCCGGCGCCCGGCTCACCACCTGGCGGACCGTCTCGGCGCCCGTACGCGTCTTGCCAGCGCCGCGGCCGGCCATAATCAACCACGTGCGCCAGTCGCCGGCCGGGCATTCCTGTTCGGCCCGGCTCCACAGCTCCCAGCAGTAGAGCAGCTCGCGCAACTCGGCATCGCTCAGGCTCGCGGCCGTTGCGGCGATTTCGGCGGCCGTGATCCCGGCCGGCAGCCGGTTGAAGTTTATCGGAATCGGCCCGCTACTCACGGTCTGCGCATTCGAAGCGTGCATATTCTCGCGCCGTGTCAGGATCCAACTCAGAGGCGACCGCTTGCAAATCGAAACTACGGTCGTCGAAGTAGTCGCCGTCGCCGTCTTCATACCGGGCGATTATCTCAATTTCGAGCGAATCGTCAAGCCGCGCCAGTACTGTTTTGAGCTCACCGACGGTCATTAGCTCACCAAACAATCGATCACGGCCGAGACGAAGACGGCCCGATCCTCCGGATAGATCGTCTTGAAGCCGTTCACCTGGCCGCGTTCGTTCGCCGTCGTGTATTGCTGGCTTCGGCCGATCGCGGCAAGCAAGCCGCCGCGCGAGGTGTGCGTGCGGCCGAAAATCAACGGCGCGCCGGTAATGTCGGTCAAATGCAGCGTCCGGCCGCCTTCGCTCAATCTGGCTTGCTTGAGCAAAAGCATTCGCTCCATTTCGGCTGTATGAACGCGATACACCATATCGCCGCCACTGTTGTAGACGGGAATTTTCATCTGGAAACCTCTTAAGGGGGAGGGAAAAAAGAGGACAGCTTTCCCGAATGGTATTGATGCCGAGAGCGTTCAGGAAAAACCCTACTACTGCAGGGAAAAGGCGCCCGAATGCCGAGAATTAGCACTTAACCGTACACCTATTGCCCCTCGACGGGCAATTTCTGACATGGGTTGCGGTCTGGACACAAGGCTACCCCAATTTTGCAGAGCGCGGGCGCAGGGATTCACCCCCCGGTACCGAGTGTGAGTGTAAAAACGTACAGAGCGGTTTATGTTTCGAGTTCGCCGGCTTCGATGAGCATGGCCCGCGCCCACGCTCGATCGCGCGGCGATGCGTCGCCGACGAGAATCTCGCGAGCGTCGCGGCAATCGCGGGCGAGCTCTGCGGGCGCCTGCTCGCGCGCCACCATGTACAAGGCACCGCAGACGGCGTTAGGCATTGATGCCTTGAGCGTGCCCGTTATCGTCGATTTGATCCTAAGCCCCGGTCGTTTATCGAGCGGCCGCGGGCGCCACTCTGCCAACTTCGCGTTGGCGATCGAAACGAACTCGCGCGGTGTAAGGTCCGGATTGACCGCCGAGCAGTCGGCCCACATGACGCCGGCCAACGCATCGTCGATCACCATACCGTCGATTTTCAGCAATTCGCCGATGCGCGTGGCAGGCTGCAGAAAACGTGCTAAATAGGCGTTTTCGAGATCGGCTGCTTCGGCGGTTCGCTGTTCGCAACTGGCCGGACGGCCCGCGCCCGTCGTCGTCGGTTCTTCTATGTTTACAAGGTCTGAAGGTCTACCGTCCGGTAACTCGCTGGAAAGATGCGGGCAAGGCCAATTCCAGGGGCAATAGGTTTCCCGCGGGCGGAAATCCTTTTCCGATTCGGGGATATCTATTTCCCCAACGACGGGTGCCACCTGGATCGGCGCCGCCGTCGTTGCGGGGATATGTATTTCCTCAACCACGGGCACCGACTTGAGCGGAAGCGCCATTTGCGGCGCCCGCACTTCGGCTTCGTTCGGCTGCGGTTTCGTGCGTGGCTTATGAACGCGCGGCCGAGCCGGCAACGATTCCAGAGCTTCCACATGCACCGACAACCGCCAGTAATGCTCGGCATCGCGCGACATCGCGCCGGCCGTAATTGCGTCGTCGATTACTTTACGCACATGCCGCGGCGTAACTCTCAATACTTCCGCTAAGTCGTTTTCGTCAATATCTGCGGCCGGTTTAGCCTTATAGGCGGCAACGGTCCGATCCAAGACATACAGAAACGCGCAAAATGCGATGGGCCCAAGCGCGCGCATGGCGTGCTCGTAATTCCAGGGCGTTTCACCGTCCGGCGCATCGCGTTCCAGGCGCCCGCGACGCAGTTTTACAAAGCCGTTCCTCTCTCGCCCTTGCGTGGAGCTCGTAGTTTCGGACCGGCTTTCAGATCCAATACCGGAAACGTCGCTTTGCGCAGCGTGTTTTCTGGCGGGAAACTCACCACTCGCCGCGCTACGTCGCTCTTGCGTACCAGCCATACCGACTCTCCCAAAAGACGCGCGAAATCACGTCTTCAAAAAAACCCTTTATCAATTGCGCTGGGAGGTTATGGCAGAATGAAAGGAAGCCGTACCCCTCCGGCGCTTTTCTTTGCACTTGCGGCTGCGCCTTTCTTGGCGGAACTACGCAGCAGTGAGGAACTACAGAATCAACGGAGGGGACCTTCCACGGCATCGGGCGGCATTCACGTCGGGGTACTGTGAAGCTCGCGGTACAATCCGAATCGATACCGCGACTAACCCCAACAGCACACCCCCGGAGAACAGGTACTGCTGGTCCTGCCCGCCGCCGGCGGACGGTGATAGATTAAGAGCGGACTGCCGCGGTGTTGATAGCACTGCGACAGCCCTGACCACATTCCAACGCTTTAGGGAGCGCCGGCCATGGCTGTACCAGAATGTACCACCGCTAACGAAAAGGCGACCCACTTTCCAAACACGGAAGCAGTGATCGCAAACCTTCAACAAGAACGTGCGAAATTCACCGGTGCTCTCAGGGCGCCCAATACCGAAACGGGCTATCGTTACGACTCCGCCGCCTTTCGATCCTGGGCTGCCCAGATGGGCCTTCAGGCGCTGCCGGCATCCCCGGACACCCTCGGTCTCTGGGTAACCTCGATGCTGGTTCGCGGCCTCAAGGTCAGTACCTGCGGGAGGCGCGTCGCCGCGGTAGTGCACATGCACCGTTCGGCCGGGTATCCCAACCCGGCGACCGAGGAGGTTCGCGAGCTGCTCCAGGGCGCCCGCCGGCTGCGCGTCGAGCAGGTTGACCAGGTGCTGCCACTCGCGCTTGACGAACTCCGAGCAATTGCGCTGAAGCTGCTGGAAGACGACACGCCCCTGTCGATCAGAAACTGGTGCATCCTGCTGGTCGGGTTCGCCGCGGCGCTGCGCAATTCCAATACCGCCGCCTTGCAGCTTGACGACGTCGAGTTCACGGGCGAAGGGGCGATACTCAAGATCCGGAAGTCGAAGACGGACCAGATCGGGCGCGGGAGGATGATCGGACTCCGCTTCGGCAAGCATCCGGAGACGTGTCCGGTGTCCGCTCTCAGGAAGTGGATCGATCGTCGTGGCGGCTTCGCCGGGCCCCTGTTCACGCGCTTCGATGGGCATGCGGAGAGGGACCGAGGTCTCTTGCCGGAGCGCATCGGCCAGATCGTGCAGGAGTCCATCCGCCGAATCGGCCTCGACCCCCGCGCGTTCGGAGGGCACAGCCTTCGTTCGGGTTACGTGACTGAAGCCGGATTGAGCGGCGCCAGTGATCTTCTCATCGCGGCAACCACCGGCCACCGGGACATGAGCACGTTGAGACAGTACTTCAGGCGGCGAAATGCGTTCAGCGGAAATGCCACTGGACTGATCGATTTGTAGTCCAGCGCGACAGCCTATCTCGGGTTGTCGAGGGGTCGTCGTTGTCACTCCTGCAACATTCCGCTCAGACCCCGGGGATGTTATACTCGATGCAGTTTCAGGCCGCACGGTATTTTCCTCTCGAACTTTCCGTTCTCGGCCCCAAGACGGCACGATGATTTCAGCATCGTGCCGTTTCCTTTTTTGTAACGGAAACGGCTCGGCCTGGGTTGTCGAAAACTCTTTCCTGTTTACGGTATCACAGCATCCCGGCATTTCGCTAACCCTCTCAGTGGGCGCGACTTGCGGGATTATTCAGGTTACACGCAACGACCCGCGCCCGCCGTCGGGATTCAACGGCCGTCCGCCCGGTGTTGGCGACGATATCCCCTATCCTGTGAGCCCGAAGGCACGCACGGATAGACGACGGGGGGTTCGTCTCAGGTGAACCGAAACCACTGTCCTGCCCCGACCAGGTCTCTCGAAATGTAACCGTCACCAGACTAACGCCGGGCTCACGCGGAAGTCAAAGCGAACAGACGGCGAAACCTCGCGCCGCGTCCGTCACGCGCGCTGCGAACGGGCGCCGGCGCGCTTGCCCTCGATCGCGTCCACGTCGAGCCGGCGCACGCGCCAGTGGCCACCTGGCCGCGGTCCAACGTCGCGCGCGGGGAGCTCGCCAATGCCGATCGCCGAGCGCAGATGCGATGCCGGCAAGCCCGAGTATTCGGCCGCTTCGGCGAGCGTCAACCAGAGCCGGCCGTCGCCGCGGCCGTCGTCGTCGGTTTCGTCGATCGGTTCCGCGGCCGGCCCGAGCAAAAGCGGCGCCGGCGCCGGCGTGTTCGCCGCCTTGTACTGCTCAACCTCCGCGGCATCGAACATCACGGCTTCGCGCTTTGTCTCCGGATCGAACGCGCGATGGCGGGTGAATGTGCCTTCGGTGGAAAGCTCCATTACGCGGCGCACCGACAAACCGAGCCGCTCGGCCGCAAGGTATTTCGTGAGGAGTTCAATGTGCTTTGCCATACGAACGGCAGTATAACGCATAAGCGGCGAAGAAGCGGAATAGTACGCCGTTCCGCCGCTTATTCCGCAGGATCTCAGCGTGTGACGAAATGAGCGGGAAGTTGCGGAACTTCCGCTTCTTTCAGCTTCTGACTCAATCGCGCCAGTTGCTTGTTCGTCTGAGCAATCCCTTTCTTCAAGTCGATCGCGCGATCGCGGCGGTTTTGGAGGATGGCGGCCTCGAGTACGTCGGCGATTTCCTCCGCCAGCTCGGGCGAGGCGTTGCCGTACTGGTAGCTGCGCAGCGCATGCACCGCGGCGAGGCCGGCTTTGATCAATTCATCCAAGTGACAGAACCTCGCCACATCATCGGCAACCACTCACGCGCTCTTGCGCGCGGCCGTAACCCACGTAATCGAGCCGGCCGGCACTTCCACCGACTTCCACGCCGATTCGAGCGCGTAGATCTTGCCGGTGGAGTTGACGCGGAAGTAGGCCGCCTTGCGACGCAGTACGCGTTTCATCACGAGCGTTCTAAGCACCAGGCGCCCGCGGGCATCCCAGACGTCGAAACCTTGCCGCAAACGGCCGAATTCTTTTTCGAGCGATACGATCGAAACATCTTGCATAAGGTCCACCAAATCGGGGGAAAGATGGGAACCGACATATATTCTGTCACGATTCCCGATTCTGCGAAAGTGCGATTACTGTCGTTGTTCGGCGGTCCCGCGCGTGATAGAACTAGTTAGGACGGGGTTTCACCGTGGAGCAAGCAACACTGATCGAAGGTTTCGAGCCGGCGCCCAACCAGGTGCCGATACCGAACGCCGGAAACGGCCGGCCGAAGGGCGCCCGCAACCGCAAGCACCGCGCGCTCGAGGCCGCGGCGCGATCGCGAGCCCTACCGTTGCTGGCGAAAGTCATTACCGCCGCCGAAAACGGCGACATGCAGGCGGCCAAGATTATCTTTGATCGGATCTGGCCGAAGCCACGCACGGCGCCGATTCAATGCGAGCTCCCGAAAACCGAGACGCCGGCCGACGTGCGCCTGGCGATGATGGAAGTGATTCAGCGCGTGAGCCGCGGCGAGCTCACGGCCGACGACGGCGCCGCACTGGTCAGCATGATGCGCGATATTCTCGACGCGCACTCCGTTAAGACGCTTTCGGCCGACACCGACGACACCGCCAGCACCGGCGACGTGCGCGAGCTATTCGCCGCGCGGCTCGGGCGGATCATCGAAGCGCGCGCCGTGCCGGTTGACGACGGCGACGACGACTAGTACAACAGATGGGCAAGAAACTCCAAATTCCCGCGCCCCACCCTTCGGTTGAGAAGGAATCCCGTCGCCAGAAGTGCGACAGACGCCAAACATTTCTCTCGATCCACGTTCCAAAACATAGAACCCTATTTTTGTAGTTTGACTTCGACTCGTGGAGGGGAGAGAATAAGTGAAGCTTCTTTGAAGAGGGACGCCCGCCAAGGCGTCCCGGTCGATAAGGACGTCAGACTCCTCCATCGTATCCGGCAATCCCTCAAAAAGTCAAGCCGAAATAAGCGAGTGGAAGTGTGTCCGTCTATTGCCACTTTCCAGTCAAAAGGAGCCGAAATGAATGAAGAATTGATAACGGGGCCCCATGTAGCAGCGGCATTCCTGTGCAGGGAGGTCCTCCGCGAAGCTGACGGCGTAATGAGTTTCATTCGCGTCGTGGACCGATTCACTCGCGCACCCGGGCCTGGGCCGGATGGACAGGTAGTGCCAATACAAGTCAATGTAGTTGTGACGCTGAAGCAGGGGGATGTTCCCACCGGAAACTACAGGATTGCGTTCCGCGTATTCAAGCCGAACGCAATGTCGCACATGGCAGAAATGCAGAATTCAGCTTTTTTCGAAGGGGGGCCTGATAGGGGAGTTAGTGTGGTGGCCCCCTTCTTGATGGCTGCTGATGAAGAGGGCCTGTATTGGATCGATGTTCTCTTTGAGGACGTCAGGGTTACGCGGATGCCGTTTCGTGTAATATTTGCAAACGCCCCATCAGTACAAGTCCCGAAGTGACAGCCTGACGGTTATTCGATGCTTCCGACCATTCCTGCTTGGGTAAAACGCCAACGTCGCCTACGACCATTGGGGGGCCAAACACTACGGCCGCACTCGTGGGCCGAGCCAGCTGCGACAGGTTGTTCCTCACTTTGGCTGCAGCAAGTCCGCGTTCGGCGTCGGCAAAAGCCCACTCAATCGCGTGGGCCAATGCCAGAGCATCGGGCTCGGCAGGGCTCAGGTCACAAAGCAGTGATGCGAACCAAATCTGAAACTCACCAGCATTCGATTCACCCACAAGATATTGCGACAACCGCGTCTTTATTTCTTTAACGAGAGTGGACATGGCAAAACCTCCGACTGGAAACAAGGTTCAAATTCTAACAGATGCCGAAATGGACCGCAAATTCGAAGAACTCGGGATGTCTGCGCTTCTTAAGGAATGCAGTAGTGAGCGATGCGACCGCGATCCCGATGTGACATCCAAACCTCCATACTCCAGTGTAGTACATAAACGGGAATATGGAATCCGATTTACCAAAGATGACGTTTTTGTTGCCCTCATTTTTGTATGGCCAAACCCGGATGGGGAAGAGCGACGAAGCATACGTCAATTCCTGGCTCCAGATGGCGTCCTCTACCGCCGAGCGATCGCACCCCTAGAGGTGTGACGCTTCAGATGCAGTCTGAATATCGGAAGGTTTGTAAAATTTGCGCAAATCAAGGGTTCCTCCCTGTATTCGCCCTGTCTTCGCCCCCCATCGGATTGTGCAAGGCGTATTCAGGAATCACGCTCGTCAAAGACATCCACCATCCGCCTCTTTTTGTCGAACGACGACGACTAACGACCGCCCATGTCCAATTTCATCACTCGAAAGCCGGCGCCGGATTTCTCGGCCGTGCAAGTATACGCCGTCCGGATCTTCGCGCCGAAACTGTTCTGCGCGTCCACGTATGAGCGTATCTGGTATCGACCAGGCGCGAGCGTCACAATTTCCGAATGCCGCGGCGCCAGAAACTCGGCGCCGGCCGGCGCCTTCAAGCCATAGCGTACCGCGTCCTGACAGACGAATCCCGCGGTAAATCCGTCGCGTTTCGCGTCGCTCGCCGCCTGTTGTTCCGGCGTCGGCTTATTTCGAATCACGACAACCATTACCAGGACGAATACAGCGACCAGGAGCCCCACACAACCGAGCCCGAGCTTATGCCCTAACTTCATTTCACTTCCCTTTTCAAATTTGATGGGCGCCAAAAGGAATCCGATTTATTCTTTTACGGCGTAACCTTGCCTGCGTGCCAGCCTTCCAGATCGCGCTTCACGGCCGCGATCGCCAGCGAATTGCGCGACGCCTTGCACCACTCCCACCGCAGGACGTCGGCGCGCCAATGCCGCTCCATGATGGGAGCGCCCATGGTGTTCGTGGCGCCTTCGACGAAGGCGACCAGGCGGCCGCACATCGGGCACTGGACCCGCGTCGCTCTATCCATTGCCGTCCGCCTTCATCCGTTCCACGCACTTGTGCAGCAGCCAGACCAACGTCGGATCCTTCCGCCCGCGAGCGAGTTTGACCGCCTCGCGCAAGAGAAACGCGAGCGTCGATTCGTTCGCCGACCGAATAAGCGGGCGAACAGGCGACGCTTCCGCCCGATCGCCGCTCAGTAAGATCTTGAGCCCGCTATGCTGCATTGCGGCCCGCCTGTTGCTTGGTGGCATTTATGTAAGCCGTGACGACGAAGGAACGAACGTCATCCGGCTTAACGCTGTTGCCGTGACGCTCGGACGCAGCGCGTAACACGGTTGCGTACACATCAACCAACGCCGTCGTCTCGAGCACCAGGCGCGCGCTGAACTCCGCAACCGCGGGCGCCATGCGCTCGGCGGCTGCAGGCCTGGCCGGCGCGGTCGCCTGGACGGCAGGGCGCGGCGCCGGCGCCGCCATAATCGCGAGCGTGCCATCGCCGAGCTCGCCCACGGTCGCGGCCTTGCGGCGCTGCACCATGTCGATCGAGGCGCTAAGCTGCTCCTCGAGCGTGGGCGACGGCGCTGCCTCGCCGGCGACTTCCGGCTCGTAGTACAACTGCTTGGGCAGAGCGGTCTTGAACGGCGCGGGCGGCCGGGGTGCAGCCGCGGGCTGCGACGGCGCCGCGGACATGCGCTCGCGCGCAACGGCGAAATCCGTCAACCGGCCGTTCTTGCGTTTGCAGATCCAGAAGCACTCGCCCTTTGCCAGATCCAGCGCGTTGATGCGCGCCGAGGTGAGCGGCGTGACATACATCACGCGGCCGTCCGTCGTGCTGTACATGTGGCGGTCGTCGCCGCCGGCGAACGACGAAGGGAAGATGCGGGGCTCGGTGAAGCGCAGCGCAACTTCCACCGGGACGTTGAAATCGAATTTGATGATCTCGGACATGTGTTACTTACTCTCCTCGTAGTTGGTTCCGTTCCAGGTCAGTTGCACTTCGATGAATTTGCGGCCGTTCCAGCGCTCGACGACGGTGTCCGGGTGAGTGTTGGGCTCGACGGCTGCGGGCGCGGTCGCGCGCCCTGCGGATGAAAAGGACGCCATGAAGGCGGCCGCGGGAATTCGGCCCTTCGTCATGCGACCAATGGCGGCAAGCCGCCGCGCGTCGATCGCATCGCGGTATTCGCGGGATTTCTCGGCCGTCAGGATCGGCAAACCGAGAGTCGCCAGGCGTGCCGCAATTGCGGCCTGCTCCTGGAGTTGTTCGGGTGTCAGTGTCGTCATGTTATGCAGCCCTCCGTGCGCCGTGCGCAGCACAGCCGCGCGCGTCGTAGGAGTCCACGTCCATGCGGACACAGGTGCATTCGTCCGCTTCCGCGGCGAGCTGCGCTTCGCACTCGCGCACGCAAGTGGGGCACGCGAAAAAGGTCCACTCGCGCTGCCACGCGAGCGACTCGGCGTCTTCGCCGCAGCACTCGCAGACGGGCAGTTCGGTCATCGCGGGCCCGAAATCGCGGCCTTCGTCCCAGTCGATGTAGTCAATCAGTTCCATGTTTGCTGTGTTTTCCTCGTTTAAAGACCGTCGTCTCTAAAACCATAATAGCGAACTATCGCTACTTCGTCAATAGCGAACTAACGAAACTTCGCAAACAATCGTACTGGCGCTAGCTGGTGTTATTCTATTGGTGATATGGCAAAGCGAAAAAACCCGGCTGCCGTAGCATTGGCGAAGCGCAGAATGACGAAAATGACGCCGGAAGAACGGGCAGAGGTGGCGCGGCAAGGCGGGAAGGCAAGCCGGGCGAAGCTCACCCCCGAGCAGCGCAGCGAGAGTGCGCGCAAGGCAGGCCTGGCCGGCGGACGTGGGCGGAAAAAGGCGCTAGAGTAAAGACCAAGGCGTCGAATTGACAAATGCACAGAGAACTGGTGATCGACTTCAGCGACCTTTTGGACATGGTTATTCCATGCGGGAAGTGTGAAACGCGGGTGCACATCAAGATCGGCGAGCAGGACTCGCGAATCCCACGGGAATGCCCCAGCTGCGGCACCGAGTATGATGACGCGTTTCGGGAAGCCCTACGGGAATTTCGCCAGATCTACCGAAGGCTCGCCGATCCAAAGGGACGAACCGTCCAGTTCCGTATCGCCACGCTGGATGGGCCAAGGTAAAGCCGAAGAACAAGGCCGCGTACAACAAACAAAGAGCGGGCGAACATGCGGAAGTACCGCCGTTTCGCCCGCTCTTTAGCGCCGCCAGGTCAAGGCCCGACCGCAGGCCGAAGGGTTCTACCGTGCTTCGCCGCGCGGATCTGGAAAAGCTGTAATCACCGCGTCGCGCCTGTTAAGACAAAAACATGGAAGTCCATGGGTGTTTTGGTGCTTTTCTTTGTAACTTCAATAACTTGTGCAGTCTGATCTTGGAAATGGGTCCGGGGCGTTGTATCGTGTGCTCGATATGATCGACTCGAAAAGCGTCAACAAAGTCATTTCTATTGAGCACCGCGGCAAACATGACAGATGGGGATCGTTTCAGCTCGCCATCGCGCACGCTGGCGGCACCTTGATTAAGACCGTGTACGGGCGCGAGGCCGCATTGTTTGCCGCGTCAACTCGCGCCAAGCTCGGCCAGCATGTACGGGTCAAGGACCTTACAAACAAAGAGGCCGCGTAAACACGATTTCGGCCAAGGATGATTCTTCTCGCCAAATCTTGACAATACAGTGTTGTATGTACGATACTGTAATTACAGATGCGGTTTGAATGGGACAAAGCGAAAGCGGAAGAAAACGAACGCAAGCACGGCGTTTCGTTTGACGTCGCAATGCTGGTATTCGACGACTTCGACTGCCTGCGATACGAAGATGCGGACGTGGACGGCGAGCAACGCTGGCACGCCATCGGCGTAGCGCCCGGTGCTTTACTGCTACTCGTTGTCCACACCTACCGCGACGAAAAGGGCGAAGAAATCGTGCGCATCATTTCCGCGCGGGACGCCACGCGCAATGAGAGGAAACTTTATGCCAAAAACCTTGAGTAACAACATGGTGAGATTAAACCACGAACCAGGCGACCCGCTCACGCCTAAGCAAAAGGCCGATTTGCAAAAAATGATTACCAACGGCCCGAAGCGCGATGAGGATATCGACCTTTCCGACGCGCCCGAGATTCCGGACGATGCCGTGCTCGTGCATTTCCGCCCGCGCAAGGCGAGCGTAACTATGCGGCTTGATTCCGACGTTCTAGCGTGGCTCAAGTCGCGCGGCGACGGCTACCAGACGCGCGTTAACGAAATCTTGCGGCAAGCCATGAACGCGAGCCGGCCGGCGACACGATAGCCGGCCGGCGCCCGATTACAGCAATTTGTTTACGACGCCCTCAACGGCCGCTTGTAGCGGGACGTCTTCAATTTCGGAACCGGCCGCTTGTACCGCGGGATCAATCACCGTCGGCGGTTGCAACTGCGCCGCGGCCGCGTCCGGATTCTGATACGTTTGTTGCGCCCAACGTACGCGCGTGTTGTGCGCCGGCGTCGAATCGGCTTCGATAAAAATGGAGCCGGCGTATTTCAACGCGGCGACTTTCACGCGGCCGCGGAATTCGAAATCGCTCATGAGCGCGGCACTTTCAAGGTATGTCATATCGTTCGTTTCTCCCTTACGTGTACTCGATAACGCTGAGTTTATTTACGTTTGCCGTGCATGATAGCTTGTAGTGATTGCCGGCCAGAACCCAAAAACTGCACATCGCATATTGCACAACCGTTGTTCCGTTAGCTTGGGACATGATAAGACCCGAATTGTCTTGCGCTGCACTGGTAAAAACCTGAATTTGGGTAGTTTGCTGCAAAAGCGTCACCGTCGCTATAACAAACATCGGCTTGCCGCTTGAGTTTGTGTAGTATACGTTGAGCGCCCGCGACGCCGTCACGTCGCTCTGTGTCGTAATGCCGGCGTAACCCCCGCCCGTCGCGAGCGGCGCCCCATTGACGCGGTACGTTCCGGAAATGTTGATGTCGCCGCTAACGTCGATCGGATACCCCGCGGCCGCTTTTTTGACGGCAATGCCGACGCCGTTGAGCGCGGCGATTTCCACGCCGCCGAACTCCCACGCGCCGCGCGGAATGCCGGACGCGTCCGATTTCAGCGCAAGGCGCATCGTCCATTCGGCGCCGGCCGACTGGACGCGGATACCGCCGTTCGAATTCGCGGCGTACGCGATGCCGCCGACCGTGAGTAGATCGGCCGGCGTCGTCGTTCCGATACCGACCCTGCCATACGCGCCGCCCGTCGGATTCAAGATTAAAAACGTGCCAACATCACCGTTAATTGCATCAATCACGGCAGTATTATTGCTTACGTCGTAACCGATTTTCAAACACGTTGACGCCGGCGCTCCCGTACCGCTCAACGTCAATTGACGCGTAACATTTGCGGCTACGTGTAACGGCGTGAGCGGCGCCGCCACTCCCGTACCTATACCGACGCGCCCGCCGTCCGGATTTATGCCAATATCGCCGAAACCCGACCCGCTCCATTGCTGTAACCGCGCGCCGGTTGCCGTCTTATTTTGAATCACCAGAAAGCGCGAAACATCCGCACCGGAAACCAGAATGCCCTCCGAAGCATCCGACCCTGACGAAACGTGAAGCCGGCCGGCCGGCGCCGCCAGACCGACGCCGACATTACCGACCTCGGTAATTCGCACCCGTTCAGCAACGGCGCCGCCGTCCGCTTTAGTGAATATCTGCAAGAGCCCGCCGCGATTGCCCGCCGTCGCGCCGGCCGTCGCCGCATTGAAAATCACCGCGCGTTTATCCGCGCCGGCTTGATTGCCGTCTACAAAGCTGATTTGCCCGCATAGCGCGCCGGTTACGTCGGTTCCCGAGTGCGCGAGTTCCAGCACGCCGGCGTCCGGCGTGCCCTTTAACGTCAAATAGCCGCGTGTTGCTGTCGGCGAAATACCGAGCGGCACACTTGCGGTTCCGATACCGACATTACCGACGGCGTTAACGATTAGGCGATTTATCCCTTGCGTCCGCAGCCCTACCGAATACGACCCAAGCTCAACCGACGCAACCTCCGAACTATCAACCTTGCGCCCGATTCGCCATACGGCCGTATTCCAATCGCTTCCGGCCGTCGGACGCAGTAGCGTCGTACTAAGTTCGTCGCCGTTTCCCGTCGTCGCGAAAGCCGATTGCATGATGATTGCGGCGCCGGCCGTCGCCGCCAGTGCGCCGCCCGTAATGCCGAGCCTTGACGAACTCGCCATACCGCCAATTCCGATCGCGCCGACGTTGTTTAGCAGAAAGCCGGCCGCGTCGATATTGGTTGTCCACGGCGTTTGAGAACCGCCGAACGAAACCGGCGCGCCGTTTTTCCGAAGCGTTCCGGAATAATTGATATCCCCGGTAACATCGAGCGGATATCCCGGCACCATCGCGACGCCGACGCGCGAAACGTTCGCCAACTGGTAGCCGGCGCCGTCAATATTCGTCACCCACGGCGTTTGCACCGCGGCGCCAAGCGTCGTCCACTTCATGCCGAGCGAAAGCGACGTATCGACCTGCAAGACTTGCCCCGACGCGCCGAGCGGCAATCGGGCGATTTCGTTAATGTCGTTCCGTACCATCAAATCGCCTTTGATGTTGGTAGGATTGACAACCGCGCCCGTCACTTGCGCCGCGGTATAGTCGCCGCCTTGCGCGATGACCGTACCGGCTCGCCCGAATACAGAAATCACGCCACCCCCGCCACCCGAGCCGGCCGCGGCCCAAGTACCATCACCGCGGAGGTATACCGACGCGTCGGCAACGCCCGTACCAAGCCGCGCGGTTGCGAGCACGCCCGAGACGACGGCCGCGGCGTCGTGAGTGTGCGGCGCCGCGGGAAACGTCGCCGGCGTGCCGATTAGTTTTGTCCAGGCGAGCGACGGTATCCAGGCCGGATCCGGATACGTGCCGAGTACGGATACCGCGCCCGTCACTTGTGCGGCCGTGTAGTCGCCGTCTTGCGCGACGACTGGACCCGTACGGCCGAAAACGCTTGGTACGCTTTCGCCGGCCCAACGCAACCCGAACGGTTGCGACGCGTCGGCCCGCAAGACTTGCCCGTCCAGACCGGCCGGCAACCGGCCGGTTGCCACCCCGCCGCGCGCGAAGATATCGCCCTTCGTCGTCAGGGAGTCAACCACGGCGCCGGTGACTTGCGCCGCGGTATAATCCCCCGCTTGCGCGGCGACGGCGCCCACGCGCCCGAAAACGCTCACAACGGGCGCCGTCGCCGGCGTTGCCCACTTCAGTTTCCCCGGTAACGCGGTATCGACGGCGAGTACCTGCCCGTTTGCGCCGGCCGGCAACCGCTCAAGCGCCGACGCGCCGCGGGCGATCAGATCGCCGGCCGACGTCGTCGGATCGAGCATGACGCCCGTCGCGCCGGCAATGTGGACGTTTGACAGTGTGTGCCCTTGCCCGTCCACGTCACCAGGCCACGCGTAAACGCTCGATCGGATCGCGTTGATATGCGCGGCCGTGATGACCTGATTCGGCGCGACGTCCGGAGGCCAACCGCTCGGCACGATCGCCCGCGGCCGAAGCCGGACGGGCACGTCTTCAGGCATTATCCGCTCCATGATCGACGCCGTTGACGACGGGCGCCGCGGCCGGCGCCGGAATGGCCGGCGTAAGCTCGACGACGCGCGAACTTGCCGGCGCCGCGGCCGGCGTATCGGCAATCTCACCAACCAGCTTCGAACAATCAATGCTCAACTGGTACGGCCGCAACGGCGCCGGCAAGCCTTCGGTTTGCTCGATAATCGAAACCTGATCGCTTATGGTTTGCTGTAGCGCGGCCGATTGCATTTCGGCTTCTTTCGCGAGCCCGAGCGCCCGCAATTGCTCCAACCGAAGCGTATTCAATTTCTCGACGCCGGCGCGAAATAGCTTCGTTGCGGCCGGTGATAATGTGTGCTCGAATTTCATACCGTTTCCCCTTTGTCAAATAAAGCGAACTGCAGAGTACCGAGCGGCGAATGAGCGGAAGTACCGCCCGTTCGCCGCTTATACTGCCGTTTCGCGTGGCGGGAATATCGTCCCGTCGGCGAGCGTGTAACCCGTAATCAAACCGCTTACTACGTTGAGCGGCCGGCCGGCCGGAACCGTGCCAGTGAAACTCGTATTGCCCGTAACCGCGAAGCTCGACGCGCGGATACTACCATCGAAGCCGTTTAGCAGAATCATTAAGGCGCCGTCGTTCTTATTCAAAACGAGTTCGCTTGAGCTTTCATGGCCGGCCGTCGGCGATCGGACGAACGAACCGCAAACCGTGCCGCCATTGCCCCGTAGCACCAGGCCACGGCTAACAAGCGACGACGTCGAATCCGTCGGCTTGCTTACGCGCCACTCGATCGAGCCGTAAGTCGCGTCATAGGTACTGGGGCTCGATTGAATCACCGAACCTTCGGCCGCGGTTCCCGTCGGCGCCGTAATCGTAAACGACGCTTGCCGGATGAACAACGAGCCGGCCGTGTTCGTGTAGAGCGGCGCATTGCTGTATTCGGTACCGCCGAAGCCGGCGAGCCGCCCCCATACGCCGAAATAGGTATTCGCCGGCAAGCCGGCGCCGCCCATATCGCCGAGCACGGCAACCAGATCTTGGTGCGTATCGTAAACCGCGACGCGCGCCGGCTTATTCGAGCCGTACCCTACCGCAAGCTCAACTGTCGAAAGTTTATCCGACGTAATCGAGCCGGCTTGAATCGTACCGGCCGTGACGGCGCCGGCCGCGATCGTTCCGGCCGTGACGGCGCCCGCGGCAATCTTGCCAGCAACCACCGCGCCGGCCGCGATCGCGCCGGCCGTGACGGAATCGGCCGCAAGGTTTCCGGCGACGACGGCGAGCGCGGCAATCTTGCCGGCAACCACCGAATTCGCGGCGAGAGCTTGCGCGGTAACAGAGTTCGCGGCGATCGCTTGCGCCGTGACGGCGTTCGCCGCGATCGCGTTCGCGGTGACGGCGCCCGCGGCAATCTCGGTTGCCGTAATCGCGCCGGCCGCGATCGCATTCGCCGTGATCGCATCGGCCGCGATCGCGCCGGCCGTGACGGAATTCGCGGCGAGCGCGTTTGCCGTGACGGCGCCGGCTTGGATGTTTTCCGCGGCGATCGCATTTGCCGCGATCGCGTTCGCCGTCACACTGGACGCGGCGAGCTTCGGCGCTTGTATCGCGCCGTCCGGAATTTTCGCCGACGTGACGGCGCCGTCGGCGATCGCCGATACCGTGACGGCGCCGACGGCGATTGTCGGCGCCGTAATCGCGCCCGCGGGAATCTTGGCGGTTACTACCGAGCCGTCGGCAAGCACTACGCTTGTGACGCTACCAGGCGCAAATTGCGACGTTTTTAGTTGCCCTTCAATATCGGCCGTCGGAACGACCGCCGTCCAGTCGTCGCCGGTTCGCCGGTACAATTTGCGATCGGCCGTATTGAGGAACACCGCGTCGGCCGGATACTGCGCCCATTCGGCGCCGGCCGGCTTGCGCGCGACTGTGTAAACCGGCGAAATGCCCGCGGCGAAGTCGTCGCCCTCAATCGTACCAGGCGCGATCGCCGCGGCCGGCGCCCGCGTCGATTCGACCGGCTTGCGTTGCATCCGGCGCAACGTATAAACCAGATCCGGTGGACGGCTCCCGAGCGTCGCGCGGTACTTGAGCTTGTGTCCGGCCGTGACGGCGCGCGAGCGGTCCGGCGCCATAATCTCGATCGTGAGCGATCGCAGAATAAGCGACGTCGTCAGTCCGTATTTCCAGGCTTCCACGTCAACCGTCATCCCGCGCGTAAGCCCCGGCGTGAAATAGCCGGCCGCAACCGTAAATTTCGGCGTCGAGCGCAAGCCCACTTCCGTATCGGCCCATAGCGCGGCCGTCGCCGGATCGGTTAAATTGCGATCAACGAGCGTTACCGAAAGCACGCCGTACTGCCCTTGACTTGAAGTATCTTCGGCCGTCGCGCGGAGTTCGCCGGCTTCGCCGACGGCGCCGAGCACTAACACGCGGTTTGCGGCGTCGGTAAAATCCCGCTTGTAGCTTGCCAGTTCGTACGGTTGCGTCGTCGTTCCGTTCGGGCGATCGCTCAAGCCGAACGGCGCCACGATCGAGCCCGCGGCGTAGTAATTCACCTTGCCGGTATACGATACGTTCCACTCGCCGCCCGTCAACTGGCAAATGTCGTCGAGCAAATCGCGGATACGCTTGTCTTTTGCTTCGATGATTCCTAGATTCGCCGTCAACGTGATGATTGAGCCGGCCGAAAATTCCGGTACTTTCGCGAGCGCGTCGGCAATGATAACCGAATCCGGCGTACCGTCCGGCCACGTTTGCGTAATCAACGCCCGCTCAAAAAGAATACCCCAATCGCTCGCGTGGAGCTTTAACCGAACGTGCGGCCCTTCAAGCTCGCGATCAATCGCGAGAATGAAGCCGGCGAACTGGACGGCGCTTGTGTCCTGATCCCATATGACGAGTTCGTCCCATTCGCTCACCTGCCAAGCGTATTGAAATGACGCGCGGTCATATTCCGCATGATCGTACCGCGCATCGCCGTACCGCTGAAACAACGTAAGCTCACACGTCGAAATCGCTTCGCTGGAATCCTGTTGAATTGTGGCGCCGTCAATCAATGCCACGCCCGATAGATCGACGCCGCCCACGGCCGCGCGTAGCCTCACGCGCGCCCGCCTTGCAGGCGCATTTGCGCCGCGATTCGGCCGGCAACCATGACCGGATCGGTTCCGTTTAGCTGCATCGTCAAGCCCGAGCCCGCGGCGAACGCTTCCAGCTTGTAAACCATTTTGCCGAGTAAGCCAACAACCGATTCCATGAAAGACGCTTCGCGCGGCCCGCTCGTGCGCCAGTCACCGAGCATATCGGCGAGCGTCGCCGACGCGCTGTAGCAATGCGTTTCGATCGCCTGTAGCGACGCGATCGCGGTTCCTGTCTTGCCCTGAATGCCCCAAAGCGCCGAGACAATATCGTCTTTCCATAACGCGTATTCGTTATGCCGGTCCCAATCGTCGCGCCGAAGGTTCGCCAGATCGTTCGCCGTTTGCAACGTATGCTTGACGATGATATCTAGCGATTTATTCATGCCGGCAAATTGAAAATTCGAAATCACGCCGCTCACGGCACTGATTGCGCCGGTGACGATTCCCATGATTCCCGATAGCCCCATGCCCGCGGCGCCGCTTACTGCGCCGGCGCCGTCGCCGCCCAAACCAGGGATGCCGCCCGGAATGCCGCCCGGAATCGGCCCGTCACCAACCAGGCCCGAACCGCTGCTAAACATCTTCGATAATCCCGAGCCGATATTCTTAATCGAATCGACGATGCCGCCGAGCCCGTCGCCGCTCAATAAATCTTTGATCGCGCCCGAAATAAAGCCGGCAATCGCCTTCGTCGCCGGCTCGATAAACGACGCCGTGACGGCTTCGCCGAGCGATTTTAGCGCCTCTTTTCCCTTCTCGCCCCATGACAGATCGCCTTCCCAAAGCGACTTGGTAATGTCTTGCGCGAGATTCGTTATCACCGTCGAAACGGAATTTGCGAAGCCGTCAAACGCTCCGGTTACTTCGGGCGCCTTGCCGTCGATCGACGCTTTAATATCGCTCATTTGCTGCGACATTAAAGCCGGTATCTCTTGCCCGTTCGCAACCATCTTTTGCTTTTGCGCTTCAAGCAATTTCAGGAATGCCGAGTCTTTTTCCCACTTGGTAGCGTCCGGCGCCGCGATGATTTTGTCATACGCCGTTTGCGCGTCGGCCGCGATTTGCCCGAACTTCGCCGCCGACGTGATGCCGAGCGCGTCGAGCCCTTGCCGCATACTGTCGATCGAGCCCGTTGCGGGGTCGATCGTCGGCTTAATGAGCCCGATATTGGAAAGCACCTTCGGCAAGCCGTTACTGCCCGTCGTCGTCGCAATGGACGCGTTGACTTTGTCCATTGCCGGCGCAAGCCCGTCGCCGAATTCCTTTGTTGCGTCGCGGCCGGACAAACGCGCCGCGGCAATATCCGTCGCGAGCTTTTGATGTTCGGCGCCGAGCTTTTGCGCGATCGCAAACAATACTTCGTTTTTCTCGATGAGCGGTTTGAACTCCGCGGCGCAATCCTTCGCCGCCTTTTCCAGAGCTTTCGCCGCGTCTTTCTGTTCTTTCGTGGCTTCGGTATTGCCGTGCGCCGCTTTCGCGGCGCCCTCATGCCCCGCTTTCAATTTCACGAGCGAATCGCCAAGCTCGGCATGGGCGCCGGCCGCTTTTTTCGCTTCGTCCTTCGCCTTTTTCGTCGCGGCCGCGGCGTCGTCGGTTGTCTTTTGCAGTAGCCGGTTGCCGTCGGCCGACGCTTTCGCTTTCTCGCCGTACTCGTGTAGCGACTTCGCCGCTTCGTTGAGAGCTTTTCCAACCGACGACGTCGCCGGCACGATCTTGGCGAGCCATTCGACGAACCCCTGCAACTTCGCGACGACGGCCGCCACGCCGTCTTGAATTACGGCAAGTATCGCGTTCCAGTTTCCGTGGATCCAGACGCCGAGCGCGACCAGGCCGGCCACAACCGCGGCAATCGCAATCACCCAACCGCCGAGCGCGACGACGGAAACGCCGACGACGCCGGCAATGCCCGTTATCACTGGCATTAAGGCGCCGATCGCCGTTGCCAGCGTGCCGGCCATTAAGAGCACCGGACCGAGCGCCGCGGCGAGCGCCACGATCGTAAGCGCGAACGCCTGCACCGGCGCCGGCAACTGGCCGAACCACTCGATAGCCGGCATGAGGAAATCGTTAACGAGCTTGGTTCCGACTTCTAGCAGAGTGAGAATGAGCGGTTCCAGCGACGTACCGAGCGCGATTCCGGCCGTTTCTACCGAGCCCTTAAACGCGTCGAGCGCGCCGGCAACGCCGCTATTGAGCGTATCGGCCATTCGCTTCGCGGCGCCGTCCGATTTGTCAATCTCGGCCGTCATTTGCGCCCACGCCGGACCGGCTTGCTTCATGAGCACCGCGGCCGCGGCTGAACTCTCACGGCCGAAGATCTGGAACATTTCCGCGGCGCCGGCGCCCGATTGCTGCATTTGCAGCATGATCTGATCGAGCGGTAACAGGTTGCCGGCCGCGTCTTTCGTTTCGACGCCGAGCGCGTTTAACGCCTTCGCCGCCTTGGTTGACGGCGCCTCTAACGTCGCGAGTATCCCGCGCAAGCCCGTACCGGCTTCGGTTGCCTTTAGGCCGCTATTGCCGAGCAAGGCAACCGCGGCCGTCGTTTGCTCCAGGCTCAGGCCGGCAAGGTTCGCAACCGGCCCAACGAGCTTCATGGATTGCGCGAGCTGCTCGGCAGAAATTGCCGACAAACCGGCGCCCTTCGCGAACACGTCGGCGACGTGCCCCGCTTGACCGGCCGATAGCCCGAACTGGCCGAGCGTTTCGGCCGTCACCTCGGCCGCTCGCGATACCGAGAGCGTACCGGCCGCGGCAAGATCGAGCACACCAGGCATTGCGGCGATCGTTTGCGACGTCGTGAAACCGGCCGCGGCTAAATCGCCCATGCCGTCGGCCGCTTCTTTCGCCGAGTATTTCGTATCGGCGCCGAGCTTCATCGCTTGCTGGCGCAACGCTTCAAGCTCGCCGCCCGTCGCGCCGGACACCGCGACGATTTTATTCATCGACGCTTCGAAGCCGGCCGCGGCCGCGACCGACGCGCCGGCGATCGCGACGATAGGCGCCGTTACTCCGAGCGTGAGCGCGCTACCGACGCTCGAAAGCGATTCGCCGGCACTCTTGAGCCCTTCCCATTTCGATTTCTGCTCGTCGATAACGGTTCCGACTTCCGAACCGAACTTCTGGAAGTCTTTTAGAGCTTGATCTACAGCCGCTTCAATCGCGATTGAAAGCGTTCCGAGAGAGAGCCCGCCACCCATTGCGCCCATTTATTGATTCGCCTTTTGCCCGCGGTTGTCGATTACGCGCACGCCGAGCCGTCGTATTTTCTGTAGCAGTTCGTCGCCGCTCGGTAACGCCCGCTCGACGGCTTCGCGCGCTCGCCGTTTCATTTCGGCGCCGTTCATCATGAAGTGGACCGGATCGTATTTCCGGCGTTTGGAATTGACCGCTTGTACCATCGCAACGATGCGCGCGGTTTGCCAGTCAGTGATTGACTCGCGCGCCCGTTGCGCGTCGATCAGATAAGAAAGCTCGCGTAGTGTTAGCCGGCCGAATTCGTCGGCGCCGATTCCGCTTGCATCGCGACATCGTGCCCAGAGTCTGCCCCACTGTTCAAGGCTAAACGTCGGCCCTTCGCCGGCTTCGGAGGGTTCGCCGGCGCCGCCGAGCCGGCCAACGGTAACGCGATCGTCACGGCGCGTGTAATCGTCGGCATTAGGTTCGGAAAGTCCACCAGGCCGAACATACGCGTGATGTCCTCACGCGTCAACGCCGGTTGCGCGTCGATCAGGCCGGCCCATAGAACATCGCTCATGGTTTCGAGAATCGGCGCGAGCGCGGCGTACTCGCCCGCGGCGAGTAGCCGGCCGTAATCGGAAAGCGCGGCGCCCATGCGCCGGATATCGTGCAACAAATCGCCCTTGCATTCGGACGCGTAATGAATGAAGGCTATTGCACGATACCGGAGAATGAAGTCTTGCCCGTCGAGCGTGATTTGTACCGACGGATTGACTATGTTTTCCATGCTTACGCCGCTTTTTTCGCAAGCGCCGCGTCGGCAACCGGCGCCGTCGGCATGGTATCGGTTAGCGTAATCGGTCCGACGATACGAATTGTCGGTTGCACTTCCTGGGGATCATCCGGATTGAGCGCGCCGAAACTCCAATCGCGCATGAAGCCCTTGAACGTTCCGAACGATTCGCCGCCGACGGCCGCGGACGAATTGAAGCGGATTACCCAATCGCGCGTTTCACCGGACGTGAAAAGCCCGAACAATCCATCGGCGCTTTCGTCCTGATCGGCCATATTCGGATCGAATAAGACCGTGAGTTGACATTCGCCGGGGTCCTTGAATCCCTGCAAGTAGTCGCGGTAATCGCCGGCGTCGAGCGTCGTTACATCGACTTCGTCGGCCGATACGTCGATGTTTCCGATTTCGGCAACCTGCCCGATTTCCTTATACGCCGGCGTCGCGCCCCCGCCGAGTACGAATATCTTGGCGCCTTTTCCCGTAAATTTTGCCATTGCCTTTTGTCTCCCTTTCGAATTGTTTAAATTGAATCCCGTATGGATTCGCTTCAGTAGAGCGGAATCGAGTACACCTCGCCAAGAGCGCCGGCCGCTATCGGTTGGTCGATCAAGACTTGCGCCGGACTGACGTACGACGCAATGATATGGCTCGTGCCGGCGATAACAATACGCTTGCCTACAAGCAACGGCGAGAATTTGTCGCCCGTCGCCCAGTTCACCGTTACCGACGCGTTGCCCGTATTGACCGTGCCGGAAAGCTGAGTCACCAGAAATATGCTCCCGCTCGGCAGACTAACGTTAACCATCTGTTTTGCCCCCTCCCTTAAACCTCAAACGTCGCGACCGTAAACCGCAAGATGCCGTGACGCGTCACGCCGTCGGCGTCGCGCAACGTTTGCCCGAACGTCCAGACCGTATCGACCCACTGAAAGCCCGCGGCCGGGAACCGTTGCCGATCGAGCGCGTCTTTCACGCGCGCCATAAGCTCTTGCGTTTCCTGCATCCCGGCTTGCCGGCTCCAAACGTGAATTGTGCAGTCGAGATTTACGCCTTGCTCGTTGAGCGTATCGGCTTGCTCGGCGACGCTTTCGCCGATCGTGACGTACGGATACGCCTGATTCGGTCCGGCTTGATCGAGCACCGGCACCGGCGCGAGCGCCGGCACGAGCGCGGCGAACATCGCGGCTTGCACCTCACTTATCGGGAGCATGTCGTTTACTCTCCCTTCGAACCCTTGAGCGAACAAGCGGCGATTGGGCGGACCGCCCGCTCATTCGCCGCCGCTTCGTGAGCCGCTTCCAATGCCGGATGCGTCCAACCGGCATAATCGCTGTAGCCGTGGCCGGCGAACTCGTGAAACTCGCTCCATTCGGCCGCGGTGTGCAGGCGCTTTTCGTTGCACGCGTCACACGGCGTCATCGGTCCACCACGCCCGAGTCCGGCTTTGCTTCGGACACAATGCCGAATTTCGCGGTTCCCATGTGCTGTGAATTAACGTGGCGCTCCGCGACGGCGTCAACCTCAGACGCGAGCCATGGTCTATCCTCGTTCCGCGTAAACGTCGCCGCTTCCGCTGCTGTGACCTTCAGAGCTTCGGCCAAATTCATCGTGTAACCACACCGATCTGCGCGCCACCAGATTAGGCAGTCGCCGCAACCCCCCCGATTCTGGACGTAGTACAGCCGTTCCGGCCACCTGAACGGACTGGATATCGAGCAGTCCGGTCCGACCGCCGTAACCACCTTCGATTCCGAATCATCACACGGCGTCATAATCCCGCCACTTCCAACCGAGCACCAGGCGCACCAGCAACCGGCGCCACCAGGCCGGCCGACCGTTCGGCTTATCCCAATAGCCGGCGCCCGCGGCGTAAATCCCGGCAACGCCGGCCGGCACCGTCGTTATCTGATCGGCTCGGATATGGCCGGACGCGATTCGCTCGGCCGTGATAGCCGGCGTCGGCTCCGGATCGTCGAGCGTTTGAAACGGATCTTTTCGCGGCATTTCCCGTAACCTCACGATGCAAGCGAACGATTCAACCGCGCCGAAAGCTCGGCGACGACGAACCGGCGTATGCGCGCCACATGACGCGCCATGCCCCACTTGTACGCCGGATACAGCCACGGTCTTTCAGGCGTCCCGCGTTCGCTGATCGCCCGCGCGATCGGATACGCCGCGGACTCCGGAATGCCCTTACGCGCGCACCAGGCGCGAATTTTGTCCAATGGCGGGAAATGCGGCGCCGTACCGAACTCGATAAACGGCGCGTGCTTCGCCGACGAAAAGACGACGACCTGCATACCTTTTGGCGATTCGTGAACCTCGACGGACTCGAATAATTCGCCGGTATCGAACGCGTCGATATGCGTTATGTTGGCGCGCGCTTCGTCGCGGATTTCGTCGGCCGTTTCGCGGTTCGCACTGGCGAGCGCGAGCGGCAAATGCTCGCGCAAAAAGGCGATGTTCTCTTTTAGCTTCGCGTCGCCGGTAATCTTGACCGACATTACCCGAGCCATGAAAGTTTACAAGACAAGCTCACTCTGTGAGCTACTGCGCGCCCGCTTCTTTCCGCTCGCAAGTGAGCTTCAACCACGTATCGCGAGCGTCGATATTTTCCGGCTCGCCGACGATATCTAGAAACTGATCGCGCCACATGACGCGGTAAACCGACGAAATGCCGACCTGATACCGTATCGTGATTTCGTGGCGCACGCGCGCGGCTATCTGATCGCCGGCCGTCCGATCGGCGCCGCGCGGCGTCGTCACCTTCGCCGGAATATCGGCCACCAGGCCAGCCGGCACGGTTTCACGCGAGCCGCCTTGCCCATCCGGCGTAAGCTCCATCTGGAATAGCGCGATCCATTCGCGCAGTTCGCTACCGCTCATTGTGTCGAAACCCGTTTAACGCACGCGAGCGGCGCCGGCGAATCCGGCGCCCACCGCGCTAAATATACCGCGTCGTCATCCGTACCGTTCGCCGAAAACCGGAACAACCCACAATCGCCGCATAGTTCAAGTACTGAGCACTTATCAACCATGAACGGCACCCAACAATGCTCGCCGACAATTTCTCTAGTCGCCGCCATAGCTTTATCCGCCTATCTCAATCTGGAACGGGCGCCAAACGTCGCGTACGCCGTCCGGTATCCCTTGCGCCGCCATGCTCGCGTATTTCTGCTCGCGCCCACCCGAGCGATTCTCATAGAGCACCATTGCGTATTGCAAAATCCCTTCTTTGATTCCCTCCGGTACGTCGTCGGCGTCGTCGCCGTAACCCGAATCGAAAATTACCGACGCGGCGCCGGCAAGCGGCGTCGTCAACATTACGGCATTCAGCACGAGCGAATAGCCGGCCGGATCGACGACGGCGCCGGCCGGCGATTCAATCGACGTCACGCCTTGCACCTTGCCGCGCGGCAAGAGTAGCACCAGCCCGTTACTCACGGTATCCGGCACGAATAGCGCGTTGAGCGTTTGCGTGATAAACGATCGCCGGCAATACTGCTCGCCACGGCGCGTCGCCGCGGCCAGTTCGCGCGCGATCAGTTCCGGTTGACGCGCGACGGTGATCCCGTTCAACCGCGCATGGTCGATAAACTCTTGCTCGGTAACTGGCAACTTCGCCGGCGCCGTCACAATCTCGATTTCGACAAATCTCATAACGCCTTGTTTTCCGGCGCCGACGCGATCGCCTTATTTTCGGGCGCCGTCTTTAACTTGCGCCGCGGCCGCGGTTTCTTCGGCGTCGGCGCTTCGATCTTTTGCGGTTTGCTCATGATTGCCCCCGAAAACGGGCGATCGGTTTACGCGGCCGATCGCCCCAACCCACTAACCGGCCGGCGCGCCAAACGCCGGCCGATTCCATTTTACTTCGATCGCGCGTTGCGCCCTTCGGTCGGCGCGTCGGCGAGTTCGAGCGACGGCGCCGGAATCACGCCCTTTTCGAACGCCGCGGCTTGATAAATGATGAAGACTACGCGCTCCTCAACGCGCACCGTCAACATGTTCTTAATGAAGTCGTCTTCGTTCTGATTCGCAATCTGCACGTTGACGTCTTCGCGATCGAGCAACTGCGAATTGCCCTGAAACGCGCCGGCAACGAACGTGCCCGCGGCCATATGCGCCGACTGCACCAGGCGTACGCCCCAGATGCGGCCACCCGTCGCGTAGTCGAGCGGATTGGAGAAAACGTAATTGCCTTGCAGGTTTTTCTGCAACGCCACCTTGCCCCAATCGGCCGGATTGACAACGGCACCGTCCGGTACGTAACCCTTCGCCGCCAAGTCGAATACGGCGTACCCGAGCGCGTCAACGAGCGTACCGCCGACCGGCGCCGCGGGCGCCACCGTCGCGACGCCGACGATACCTTTCAAGTTCGGCGTCGTGCCGTTGCCGTTGAGCAACTGGTTGTCTTCGACCTTCTGTACGCCGTAAATCCCGTTATTCTCGATTTGCGCGACCAGGAACGGCAAATCGTCGGCCGTCTGTTTCGAGACTTTGAAGTAGTGCGCGATCGTTTCGACCGGCAACGTCCGCGGCGTAAACACCTTATCGGATTTCGGCTTCGGCGCGCCTTCGGCGACGGGCGCCGCGTTGTTGGTAAAGCTCACTTCTTCGACGTATACGACGGCGCCGGACGTCGTTTGCCCTTGCGGAATGAGCGAGCGAACGCCGATCGGCAACCGCGGTCCGGCCGCAATCACGTTCATCTGCTCGGCCCACGTCCGCGAAACGTTCATGATATCCTTGCCGCCGAACAACGGCCCTTTAATCATGACAACCACATGACCCTGACCGCGCGACTTGAGGAATTCCGCAACTTTCACGTCGGCGATAACCTGCTCGCCGATCGACTTTTCGGCAACCGGCGTCGCCGGCCCACGGTTTAGCTTTTCCTCGATCGAGTCAAGCCGCGCGGCCGCGTCGGTCTGATACTTCGCCTGCAAGCTCACCATATCGTCTGTGAGCTTGCCGAGCTTTTCGACGGTTTCGGACTGCGCCTTGCCGTACTTAACGATGTCATCGTTGAGCGTCGAGTACTGGCCTTTGAAGCCTTCTAGAACGCCCATCATCCGGCGCATATCATCGGGGGAAATCGGATTAGTGTTTGGTTCCATGACGTAAAGCCTCCAAACCGCGCGTGTATTCGGAAATCACGCCGGCCGTGTTCATGAGTTCGTTAAATTTCGCCGCTATTTCTAGCGTTTCCGGCTCCACGTCCCGTTTCGCCTTCATAGAGGAAATGAGGCGCTTTGCCTCATTGTGAAGAAATCCGGCGTCCCGCAAGATATCTTCAATTTCGCGCTCGGTAAGCGCCTCATCGGCCGACTTAACCCGAGCCACGCGCGCGCGTTGATTCATCGGAACCGCGGCGAGCGAGAATTCGTAAACGTCCAAGTCGGTCAAGTCGCGCACGCCGGTTTCCGAATTGAACTTCGCGCCGTCTTTCGCGACGCCGTACCCGATCGAGAGCCCGAACGGTTGCTTGAGCTTCGCGGCGTGCTTCACCAGCGCGTACGCGTTGCGCCCGTCGTCGGCGTCGAGCGTGAATTCGCCCCGCACCAGCAAGCCTTTGCCGTCTTCTTCGGCGTACGTCGAGAATCCGACCGGCCGCGACATAAGATGCCCCATGAGTACCGGCCACTTGCCGCCCGTTTCCTCGATCGTGCGCCGGAACGCCGGCCGCTTGATCCGATCGCCGCCCAGGTCAACGTTGTTGAATACCGCGGCGTGCCCTTCGAACTGGCCGGCTTCGGTTACTTCCTTAAATTCGATCGCGCACGCAAACGCTTTTCGTTCCATATCGAACCTCCGTTACTGCGGTTTGCCGTCGCCGGCATCGAACACAAACGCGCGTTGCTTTTCGGCATCCGTCATCGGCACGTCGCGGATACTCTCGCCGTTGTCGGTCCGAACGTACGCCTTGTATCCCGGTTCCGGCCGATCGTACACAATGCGGCATTCGACTTCGCGCATTTCGTACCGCTGGTTGTACCGCTCGACTAAATCGCCGTGAGCGAGATTCGCCGCCTTCAATTCGGCGCCAAAGTGCGCCGCTTGCTCGGCCTTTTGTTTCTCGATCGTGTATACCGCGGCCGCGGCCGTCGCCATTCTGTCGGCAAGCTCGGCAAGTTCGTTGACGGTGAACTTGTGCCGGATCGTTTCCTTTACGATGCGTTCCGGTTGGTGCGTAATCGTCGTATCGACGGGCGCCGCGGCCGCGGCCGGCGCGTCGGCCGGCTCGCCCGAACTCCGCTTGACTTCGACGGCCGGCGCGTCGTCGTTCGGTTTCTGCTCGGCCGGCTTATCCGGCCATTCGCCCCGCTTACCCTTCATAAATCCCCCTTATGGCCGCTCAAACTCCATCGCACACCGGCAATTAATGACGTTCGACGCGCGGGCGCCGTGTTCGCCGTCACCCGGGTACATCATCCCCTCGGCCGGTTCGTCCGGCTCGTAATCGTTGATCACGGCGAACGGCTCGCGCAAGAACTGGCGTTGCCGTTGCGTCGATTTGTGCTGATCGCACGTAATACCTTGGGCCCTTGGGGGGGCCCACACCTTCACCCAACCGCGCAACGTCTGAATTGCGCCCGACCAGGCGCCGAAATAGCCGGCCGCGTGCGATTCCGTTAGACCGATCGTTGCCGAGCGCCATATCGCCGCCTGATCGGCGTCGGCGACGATGCGCCGCGCGACGTCGGCCGGCATTTCGCCGGCCATGAGCCCGCGGCCGATCGACGCGGCAATCGCTTTCCGGCTCGTTTCGGCGATGCCGGCGCCGCGGCTTCGCGCGTTGCGGTCGAGATACAGGCGCGCCGCGCGATCGAATACGCCCGCGTCCACCTTGCCGCCGAGAGATTCCGCGGTCAACTGGCCGGCGTGGGTCACGGTTTCAATCCAGACCAGCCCGAGATACGACGTCCAAACCGAATCTTCGATACGGCCGAGCGCCGCGGCTTCGCCGTCGCCGCGGCCGTACACGTTCGCCGCCTTGCGCGCTTCCATCGCCAACCGCGTGTGCGCCGAGCGCGTGGCGCCGCGGCCGGCCTGCAGCATAAACGCATCGAACGGCTTGTAAATCCGCGCGCTTTTCGTCACGTCCGGTACGATCATCATTTCGCGAATAGCTCGCCTTCGCCGGTTTGCTGATACTCGCCGCACGCCTTGCACAGCGTGCGTTTCAGCTTCGTGTCGTAAACGATCGGCGCGTTGCGTACGATCTCCCGGCCACACTCCGCGCAATGGCCGGAGTACCGCGCAACGGCGTTTTGCAATCTCGATTTCATAGCAACACCCCTAAGATGCGCCGGCGTCGCCGATCGCGGCGTTCGCGCGGGGTGCGGACTGCCTTTCGTCTCGGCATATCATCCGAACACCCCGATAACCTCGATCGTGAGCCGTTGCCGCTTCAAATCGAACCACTCGCCGCCGATTTCGATTGCAGTAAACATAAGCTCGGCGTTCGGCGACGTGTGATAGCTGATTACCGCGACGTGCTCGACGCCCATTTCCCGCAACATATCCCCCGGTTCGCCGTATTCGCTCAACGGCGCCCCAACTTCGGCCGCGGCCGGCATCTCGGCAACCGTCCGGATATCCTCGACGCGGCCGACGACCGTACCGGCTTCGCCCGTAATCCGCACGCGTTGATTCGTCCGAACCGTCACGCCTATGCCTTATCGCTCGCAAGCGGCATCATGTTGGCCGGCGCGTAAAATACATCCCCCGGTTGCGCCGGCCCGTATTCCAGATCGCTTCGCCCTTCGTCCTGCGTAATCAGGCCGGACGTGAACAGCTTAACGACGCGGTCCGTTGCTTCGGCGCGCGCCGCGGTAATCGCGTCGAATGAATCTTTATCGAAATCGAGCGGCGAATTCAACGCGCGGCCGATTGTCCGGTTCCAGTCGCCGCGGAAATGTTGCAGCAACGGAATTACCGCTTCCATATACAGCGCGCGGCGCGCCTCTTGATAGTTGTTGTAGGTGCTCGCCGCGGAGTCGCCAATCAATACCGACGGCACATGAAAGACGCTCGCAATATCGCGCTTGCTCAAGATTTGCTGATCGGTAATGCCGCTATCGACGGGCGCGAAGCCCATTTGATGCCATTTCGCGTTTTCTAAAAACAGTTCTTCGCCGGCGTTTTTGCTGAATTTGATCCGCTCTTTTAACTGCGCTACTTGCGTATCTTCCCATTGCGAATCCTCGCGCGCTTCAATCCAACCAGGCGCGAAGCCGCGTTGCAGCATCCGCTTCATGAGCGTTAAGCCTTCGTTCTCGGCGTCCACTCGCAGTAACGCCGCTTGCAACGGCGCCATGCCGTATATGTCGTCAACCGGATTAAAGAGCTTGGAATGCGTGATATTGTCTTGATGCACGTCGCGCCGTTGCCCGTACGCCGTCACCGTCCACTTATCGAGTAATTGCGATTCGCTCATTTGCATCGCGACGCCGGCCGGCTTGCGTACAACGGCCGTCACGCGGTCCGGCCGTTGCAGATACAGCATGGACGGCGTACCCTTCACCGGATCGCCCTTGCGCTCGATTTCGATATAGTCGTTACCCGAAATCAGAATGTAGGACAACCACGCCTCAATAAAGCCCGTACCGCCCGCGCGCGTCAAAAGCTCGATCGACGGCCGCGGATTCGTCACGAGCTTGATATGCCGCTCGCGCGCCTTTTCGTCGCCGCCGAACAAAAGCCCGTCGGCGTCGCGGCCGATCGCCTTTGCAAGCTCGGCCGACGGCGTGACGGATTTCGTACCGGCGCCGGCGTCCCACCATTTGACCTGTTTGCCGGCCGCGGCGATCAAACTAATGCAGGCGTACACGTCGCTATTCAACTGATAGCCGGCCGTCGCCATGTTGCCGTAATCCCGGCCCGTCCACATGGCCGACGGCAAGCCCGTACTGGCCGTGACGGTTACAGACGGCCGGTTGCCGGCGCCGTCGTTGATAATCGGCACGTCGGCCTTACGGGCGAGCCCGAGCGACGATAGCACGCGTTGCATTACTGGCATAGCTTTTTCAACTCTCGGTCATACAACCGAGCGGCGAAACGGCGACGGCGCCGCCCGTTCGCCGCTTATTCGTGGCAACCAGGCGCCTATTTTATAGGCGTCGATTTACCAACCACCCGGGCGAACCTCGCGAGCGCGGCGCCGAGCGTCCGGCCACTGCACGTACTCACGACGCAACGCCCGCCGCGTTCGATTCCAACCGCGGCCCATTGCCGGCCGGCCGGCGAATAGGGGAAATAATCAATTCTGACCGCACGCCGCGGATCGCCACGCGTCCACCGGCGAATTGCCGCGGCCGTATCCGGTGCGATCGCCGGCAACCGAACCGTCACGCGGCGCCCTTCGGCTTGCATTTCCGCAACGCGCTCCTACTGACGACGGCTTGCAAGCCGTCTTGAAACTCGATCAACGCCGAATTCATGGCGCCGCGGGCGAGCACTCGGCACGGCTCGCCTTTTCGGTCCAACTGGTTCAACTTCGACGACGCCGGCCATGCTTTCCACCGCGGCCCCCAACCGTAGGTGTAGGCGAACGCCGGCGCCGCGGCCGTCACGCGGCGCCCTTCATTCGCAACCCTCGCGGTCATAGGTCCGCCAGTTCACCCAACCCCGCTCTGTGACGAATCCCCACTCCCGGCGCTTCGGCGTAACCATGACCAACGTCCACACCGGTTTGACGATTTCTACCCAATGCTGCCATTCGGCCGGCCGGTACAGGAGTGACAACCTGCGGCGCCAAAACGTTCCATCCGGCGTGTGCTCCCGATAACCGCCGCTCAATAAGAGCGTCCAAAAATTCCAGGGGTGATCGTGGAAGTGCCGGTCGTT